AAAAGAAGTTTGCCAGGTCAAAGGAGGTGAGTGTTGCTCAAAAACTTCCTAATGTACCGTTCCTGCGCGATGAAGACATCAATACCAAGTTGCTAAATATTAATGTGAAGAAGGTGCAAAACTTTGTTGGAAAGGGAAAGAACATTGATGAATACCTCACGAACAATAAGAAAGCTGTCCGAGAAGCTTTCCTCAATAAAAATACGGGTCGAGTGAACTTGAATGCCGTGAAGAAGAATATTCAAGAGACAAAGCGCCAGAAGAAGGAGGAAATTGCGAGTGAAAAGACACGTCAAAAAGAAGAGAAAGCGCGCATCAAGAAATTGGTGAAGGGATACGGTGTGTCGGAGAACAACGTTCGTCAGGCATTGACCAACACTGGAAATATCAACACGAATGCATTGCTCTTGAAAAAGTACAAATTGAATAATCAGTATCTCAACAATTATAAAAAAGAACGAGGTGCTGTCACCGAAATGAAATTGAAACGCGATGTGGCACTCAGTAAATATCAAGGTAAAAATACGACAGTGTTCTTTCCCAAAGAAGAACAGGACGAACTTCTTCAGAAGATACTGGTTGAAGAAACTAAAAAGTATGCCACGAATGCAGGTCTCAATCAAAGAGAAAATGAAATCAAACAAATCATTGGCGAAATCCTCAAGGAGGAGGGTGTCAAGGAAGATGTACTCTTGTCCGAACGCAAAAAGTATAGCGCACGAATTAAAGCCACTATCAGAGCGAAGTTTTCGAATTTTTTGACAGCGGTTGATGTCATCAATAAACTTCCATATTTGGGGAGAAACAACAAGAACAGTTTCATCAAACAAATCAGACAAGGTGGCAAGGTGAATGAAGTTCTGAACAGCGCGAGAGAGGCGAACAATCGGGCACAGAAAATGAGAATTGTCACTAAGGCTGACGCCAGCACCATCGAACAATTAAGATTTATCAATTCAAAGAAAAAACAAGAAATCAAAAGTAGACTCATAGGAACCGCAAACAACGTCGCTAAAAAACAAATCATTGCAAATGCCAAAATTTTGAATAAAGTTGGAGAAACTGAAAGTAAAATCATGGGCATTTCTGGTCTCACCACAGACGACAAAAAAAATTACATCAAAGTGGCGGGTGGCGACCTGAAACAACTCGAGAAGGTTTTGGTCATCGCCACCGCTGCGGGGGAGTTTGTGAAAAATAAGAACGGTGAAGCGGTCAAGAAATTGGCTTTCAGCGAGAGCACCTTAGGGGCATCCATTAAAAATAAGACGTTAAATAACGTGAAGGCCGGTGTGCAAAATGTCAGAAAGCAGGCAAAGGCTAACGCCGAAGAAGCCGCGAAGAAGAAGGCGGAGGCTAACGCCGAAGAAGCCGCGAAGAAGCAGGCGGAGGCCAATGCGAAAAAGCGGGCAAAGGCTGAAGCCGTGAAGAAGAAGGCGGAGGCTAAAGCCGAAGAAGCCGCGAAGAAGCAGGCGGAGGCCAATGCGAAGAAGCAGGCAGAGGCAGAGGCTGAAGCCGCGAAGAAGCAGGCAAAGGCAGAGGCTGAAGCCGCGAAGAAGCAGGCAAAGGCAAATGCTGCGACTCCGGCTCCGGCTGTGGCTTCGGCTGCGGTCAATAATAAGCCACAGAGTCTTGTCGCTCGGGGTATAGCCTTTTTCACTCAGGGTCAAGAAAGCAACAGCAACACTGAGGAAAGTGGTAAGGAAGTTAAAAGGGTCCGTCGACCAGCCAAGGAAAATTCCCGTTCATCGGTGACTGAATTGAATTAAATATTTGATATATATAATATGAACATAGCTCTAGTACCCGTGCGTATCCCATTGAGTCAAAATGTCTCTCTGACAGTTTTCGGGTATAAAGATGTCGCAAAGATGTCCAAGTTGGCGCGCCACAGGGCGTTGGCGCGTGCCATCAGGGGTGGTGAACCCCCATTGGGATTGTTCCGACGTCTCAACGCGTTGATGATTTTTTTCAAGAATAGCAATCCGCGTTTGTCCAAGATTTTCAAATCGGACCGTGACTGGGTAAAGTTAAAGTTTTTAGTCAATTAATTGGTAAGTATGTCTTCGTGTGATGTGTGTTGTGAAACGCACAATAAAACGAATCACAAAAAGGTAGCATGCGCTTTCTGTGATTTGATTTCATGTCGTACGTGTTGTCAAAAGTATCTGTTGTCCGTGAATGAAGATGCGCACTGCATGGGGTGTAAAACTCGATGGGACAGGGATTTCGTAGACAGCTGGTGTACGAAAAAATTTAGAAACACAGAGTTCCGTCAACACCGGGAGTACGTGCTCTTCGAACGCGAAAAGGCGCTTTTCCCGGACACCCAGACACAAGTGGAACGCATCTTGCGCATGCGCGACGTCCGTGAGGAGATACGTCAACTTCGTTCGGATCTCATCCGCCTTTTTAACAAATACGGTATCGTGATACCAGTCACGGATGACACACAGTTCCAACAGTATCCAGACCTTCAGCGACTACATACAGCCTATACGGATGCTCTCATAGAATACGAAGAGTTGCGCACGGGAAGCTTCGCCGTGGACGACACGGAACGACGATTCGTGCGAAAGTGTCCGAATGGCGAGTGTCGTGGGTTCATGGATGAAGACTGGTACTGTGGGATGTGTCGACAGGGCTACTGCGACAAGTGCAACGAGCGACTCTCCGAAGAACACGTGTGTGATCCAGAGGTGGTGAAGACGATGGAACTTCTCAACCAAGACACGAAACCGTGTCCAAAGTGTGGTGAGTTGATACAAAAAACCTCTGGGTGTTCACAGATGTGGTGTACGTCGTGCGAGACGGCATTCGATTGGCGAACGGGTATCATCTGTGTGGGGCGGATACACAATCCACACTACCTTGAATTCAAGCGAAAAACGTCGACACTGAACAGAGAACACGGCGACATTCCGTGTGGCGGTCTCCCCACCTACGGTGAGATTCGTGATTTCGAAAACCCCCCGTGCTATGAACTGTTGAGTCTTCGAATGTCCCTGATGCGCGTCGAGGGTGAACTTCGGTGGCGATGGCTCGTTCGTGAAGACAACTTGTACATGCGCATACAGTACATGCTTCACGAAATCACGGAGGATGCATTTCGGAGAGAGTTGCAACGCAGAGACAAACATAACGCCAAGGCTCGAGATGTGGTGCAGATTTTTCAAATGTTCCTAGACACGTGTTCGGACGAGTTGCGACAATACATACTGGGCAAGAACAAAGATGAAGTCTTCGAGAACCTCGCCAAACTGACCGACTACACGAATGACGTCATCAAAACGATACACACACGGTATGGGTGTGTGACTCCATATTTCATACAAAAATTCTAAGTGTAATATAAGAAGATGCTCGTTCTCCTGGCAGCACTCATTCTATTCGTATTCTTTCTCATACCTACATATCAACGACCGGTGCGTCTCTCTGGTGTGCTCACAGGAGAGGAGTGTGAACACATCAAGAAGGAAGCGGTGCATCGATTCAAACCGTCCACAGTGGGTGGAAATCACCAGGTGAACACCCAAGTGCGTCAGAGCGAGACGGCGTGGCTGAGTCCACGAGATCCCGTGGTGCGTAAGCTCATGGAGCGGTGTTTGGAGCACGTAGACAGACCCATAAACAACTGCGAAAAGCTCCAAGTATTGCGGTACCGCCCTGGTGGATTCTATCGACCACACTACGATTGTTTCAAAGATGGTACGAATCCCCGAATGTACACCTTTATCGTGGCATTGAATGACGACTTCGAAGGAGGTGAGACGGAGTTTCCTAATATTAAAGAGCGCTACCGGATGAAGAAGGGTGACTGTCTCCTGTTTGAAAACTTGGACAATTACGAGTTTATGACGAGCAAAGCCTTTCACGGCGGGCGTCCGGTGACCCGTGGTGAAAAGTGGGTGTGCAACATGTGGGTACACAAGTATCCGTACGACGTTTAGCTCCCGCTTGGATTCGAACCAAGGTTAATGGATTCAAAGTCCATTGTGATGACCACTACACTACGAGAGCGGTTTAAAAAATTGATTCATTTATTAAATGAATCGAGGTGTCCCCCAATGGAGGACATTAGAAAAGCGCACAATTTCTTTAAGCGTGAACTTATTCAAGCAATCACGGATGGTCGAGAGAACCCCTCGGTGCTCGACGTCGGATGTGGTTTCGGTGGGGACTTGCAAAAATGGCATCACGCCGGTGTGAAGAACCTGAGCATGTGCGACCCGAGTGTGGAGGCTCTGGAAGAGGCCAAGCGTCGTGCCGAGGGACTCAAAATGCGCGTGAATTTTTATCACGGAGACATCTTGGGGTGTCCTAAAAACAGAACCTACGACATCGTGTGCTACAATTTTAGTTTACATTACATCTTTGCCAGTGAAAAGTTGTTTTACGACAGCATCAGGGAAATTAAAAAAAGGATGAAAAAGTTTGGTACTCTGGCGGGAATCATCCCGAACTCCGATGCGATCGTGATGCGCACCCCGATGCACGACGCCTTGGGAAACTTTTTCGTACTCAAGAATTCTCCACAGGGTGGCTTTGGTGAAAAGTTATTCGTGAACCTGGTGGAGACCCCGTTCTATGAAGACGGTGCAAAGTCCGAACCGGTGGCGTACAAGGACCGGTTGGTGACGGTGTTGGAGTCGCACGGGTTTCATCTCGTGCACTGGGGACCACTCGTGGGGTGCGAGGTCACGGAGATGTATTCTAAATTTATATTTACCTATAATAAGTAGATGATGCTTTGGTTATTCTTGTTGATTCTAAACCTCTATGTACTCGCCACGACCCGCGAACCAGAGGCACTGACCAGTGTGCGAGAAAAGTACACGACGTTGCGCGAACATCTCGTGGCGGAAGGCAAGTTCCCAGAACTTCATCGCCCGATGCCAATCACGGCGTACCACCATTCGTGGGACGGCACGTTGGGGTACAACGTCAATAAGGGATTTGAAATAGGCATCTGTCTCGATGGAGAGGTGAATGAAATTTTCCACATCTTGCTTCACGAACTGGCCCACTGCACGGTGCAAGAATACAATCACAGTGATGCGTACTGGAACAACTATGTGGAGTTGAGAGACATGGCACTTAATCTCGCCATTTACGAAAAGATTCCAGAAAAGACGCCATTCTGTGGTAAGAATGTTCAGGACAAATAAAAAAATAATATTGACTACTTGTAAATATGACCACCACGCCACCCAGAGATTTGTACA